GATGGCAAATCGCCCGCCAATAACAATACCTGTCGGACAGCTTGTTCCGGATCGACACAGGGCCATTCCCAGGCGCATGCCTACCTGTCACGAAAACCCGTGCAATTTCGGTTGCGCGCTAATCCGTTCACGTCAGGAGACATACGATATGAGGCCAGAAATTTCTGTGCTTGATATACAGGGCCAGTTCCGGGTCTACACGGAGTTTTATCGCGCAGAGGCGGCGGAGAAGACCATCGTCATGGTCAATGGGTCATTGGCCACGACCGCATCCTTTGCCCAGACCGTCCGCAACCTGCATCCGCAATTCAACATCGTGCTGTACGACCAACCCTATGCGGGCAAATCCAAGGCCCATAACCTGCACGAAAAGCCGCTGACCAAAGAAATGGAAGGCCAGATCCTGCTGGAACTGATCGACCACTTCGCCGCCGAACATGTGATGTCTTTTTCCTGGGGCGGCGCCGCCACCCTGGTCGCCCTGGCGCATCGCCCACGGCGTATCGAAAAGGCGGTGATCAGCTCGTTCTCGCCGGTGATCAACGAACACATGCGCGACTACCTCGAACGCGGTATCAAGCACCTGGGTGCACGGGATCGCTACGAGGTCGGCAACCTGGTCAACGACACCATCGGCAAGCACCTGCCGTCATTGTTCAAGCGCTTCAATTATCGGCATGTCAGCAGCCTGGATCTGCATGAATACGATCAGATGCACTTCCATATCAGCGAGGTGCTGACCCTCAACGAGACCAACTACCTGGGCACTGCCAGCAACATCAACGTGCCGGTAATGTTCATGAACGGTGAGTGGGACGAATACACCGCCGCCCAGGACGCCCGATTGTTCGGGCAATGCGTGCAGAAGAGCACCTTCAGCACCATTCAGAGCACCGGGCACTTCCTCGACATGGAACACAAAGCCGCCTGCCGCGACTCACGCAACGCGGTACTGGACTTCCTCAAGACCGATCAACCCGGCAGCCAGCCAAGCCGCCACCGCCTCCATCAACCTCAGGAGCAACATGCATTTGCACTCTGAATCAACCGCCCGACCGAGCACCGGAATCATTCGCCAACGAGCCACCCAAGGCACTTGGCGAATGACTTCCGCGCGGTGACACCGATCAACGAGGCAAAATTAGCGCTTCAAATAATGGGCCGCTTCTGGTACAAAGTCAGCCGCTCAAAGCGGGTGTCGTATAATGGCATTACTCCAGCTTCCCAAGCTGATAACGAGGGTTCGATTCCCTTCACCCGCTCCAGTATTTCCAAGCCCTCCAGCCCTGTTTTCCCATCCTCATATCCTCATGGGGGCCGTTTCGGGGGCCGTTTATGTTCTTGCGCGGATATTGCCAGCGCGCCCAGTAATCCCCCGCTATCCGCACCCCTTCCCTTAAAATCTGAGGGTGGTCCGAAAACCTGTAACCTTTGTAACCTTTTGCCGAAATGCTCTGAAACCCTCGGAATACAAGGCTTTGAACGAAGCGGTTGCAGTAACCTTTCAGTAATCTATTAGTATTTAAGTTACCTTTAATTTAGTAATTTCCTTATTTTAAAAAATCATTTAAAAACAACACCTTAAAAAAAGGTTACAGAGTGGGTTACTTTCAGATACCTGATTTTGTAATCTCAGGAGCCCAGTAAAACCAAGGCCTCCAGAGCCTTTCCCGTCAAAAGTCGCCGTGGTTACTCTTTTCAGAATCCCCACCCCTCGCCCTGGGATCGATCGCAACCAGATCACGTTTTTTAAGAGCAGATGACCAGGCGCAAAACTCGCTTACCTGGTGTGCAGCGCTGTGCAATCGCCATGGCTGGCTACAGCCCTTGATGCGCGGTGCTTCCAGATGGTTTGCCCTCCCTTCGCATCCCCATTTTCCGAGCGTTGAAAAGACTTGGCGCGGTTTTGAAAACACACCAAATTCCACATTTTTTAATTTTTCATCCAATGAATACGGGGCTTTCCCCCGACACGCTTTGTCGTGAGCGCTTCACAGCCGCTGTGCAACGGCATGACATTTCCCTGCAAAAGTTTGCACTGTGTGCAATGGCCGATCGGCTGAGAGAGCCCACGGCGGGCCTGGGCTAGAGCCTGGATAGCACCACCCCCATGGTTTGCACAAAAAAGGGACACAAAGCCCGTCGGCGAGGGGGGGATAAGTGTTTTATCCATTGCTTTTTTCTTGATGAGGGCAATTTACGTTCGGTGGCCCAAGAGCAAAAGCGCAGTTTGCAAGCGCTTAAAGGCAGTGCCCTTAGCCAGCCGTAACGGACTAGAGCTCCAGGGGTGTGGCCAGCACCACTGCGGCGAGGCTGAAGTGAAACCTCCTGCGTTCCCTAGCGAGAACAAATCGCATATACTCTGAAAATATTTAAGCTTAATTAGCTTTAGGTAAAAGTATTGGAGCAACAAATGATCCATGACTTTAAAATAACTGGGTTCAGACATTTCAGAGATGTCAAACTAACGCAACTCAAACGAGTCAACTTGTTTGTAGGGAAAAATAGCTCCGGCAAAAGTGCGCTGCTAGAGGCACTTATTCTATTTTTCAGCGAGATGTCCCCGAGGTATCTACCTTTAATTCAAGCCGCTCGGCATGAAAACTGGGACGTCGGCGAAGAGGACTCCCCTAGCCCATTGCGACATTTGTTTTTCAATCATACATTTCCTGAAATTGGGGCTCCAGGGATCGGGCTAGCATCTACAAATGACGCTAGATCGTTCGAGCTTAAAACAAAAAATTACAAAGTAGAAGTTGATGGGCAAGCGACGATATATACACCAATAACTGAAGATCTATTTATTGACGCAGATTACCTTGAACCCTGCCTCGTGATTGAGAGACAAGGTTATCAAAAACGCCTCAGTCGCTTGGATAAACCAGACCAACTTCGAAGATCAATTGGTTATCTTCACAACAGAGGAAACTCTCAAGTTTTCTTTGTGCCTACTCGCGGCATGGGGGATAGGGAACTTGGTAGTCTTTGGGATATGGTTAGCTTGACCGACGCCGAGGCAGACGTAATCACAGGCTTGAAACTCATTGAGCCAGATGTTGAAGGTATAGCGTTTGTCGGATCTCCGTCTAGAGATAGAACGGCATTGGTACGCCTTCGTAATCACTCTGTCCCCGTCCCCCTAAAAAGTTTGGGGGATGGCATGAGCCGTATTCTACAAATAATAGTGTCACTGGTTAACGCTAAGAACAATACACTTATTATCGATGAGTTTGAGAATGGACTTCACTGGAGCGTACAAGAGGAAGTTTGGGCTTTGATTTTTCGGCTTTCTCAGCTGCTGAATGTTCAAGTATTCGCAACGACACACAGTAGGGACTGTGTTGAGGGATTTGAAAAGGCGTGGGCTGTTGATCCATCCATCGGATCATTTGCAAGAGTGCAAAAAAAAGATAATGAAGCGAGTGTGCGAGAGTATACATTCGGTTTGCTAAAAGACTCAATTGACATGGATGTCGAGGTTCGCTAATCAATGTCTGAATTTAAATACAAAGGCCCAAAAGTTCTGTTAGTCGAAGGAAAGAACGACGCGCATCTTATCTGCGCATTGTGCATCCACTTTAATATTCCGGAGACGTTCGGAATATATAATTGCGAGTCAGACAACCACGTACTAAAACGTTTGAATGTGCTTTTAATTGGTTCCGAACCACTTGAAGTCGTTGGCGTTATACTCGATGCCGATGCACCAAGCCTGGCCAGCAAATGGCAAAGCTTATCAGTTCTACTTACGGAAGCCGGATATGATGTGCCTCCCGCGCCGATGAAAGGTGGAACCGTAATCCCTGCGCATGGCCGACCTACTATCGGAATTTGGCTAATGCCTGACAACGAAGTAGACGGCATGTTAGAGGACTTTTGCCTTCGCTTAGCCCCGCCCGCTGCAGTGGCTTACGCGGCTCAATGCGTGGCCGAGGCTGCGAGAGGTGGGCACGCTACGTTCACTTCTACACACCGAGCGAAGGCTGCAGTCCACACTTACCTTGCTTGGCAGGATGAGCCCGGCATGCCTCTCGGGCTTGCTGTCAAAGCTAGGGCTCTGGATCCTGCCCAGCCTATCGCAGCGGAATTCAGTAGTTTTTTACAGAACCTTTTCGTCGATACTCTATTAATAAACGCCTGACGTGTACTGCAGAAAATCAGCGTCAGAAATTTAAGGGGCTACATAGCGGTCTAATTTATGTGACTTGAACGAGTTAGCCGACGGTTCATTGATGTGTGCTATCGAAAAAATGTGCGTTTCTAACGAATGCAAACGAACCAACCGAGTAAACGCAGTAAATTATCGTGATTAAATTGGTAAGGCGCATGCTTTACCTAGCACGCGCTGGAATGAAAACACTTGTATAGCTAGATAATCCAATCATTATTTTTTCTTATATGGATCTCATCTCTCCAATTAGTAATGCAAAATTGATCAGCACCTATAGCTCCGTGCTTCCCCAATACGTTGCTTAATGCTAACACCTCCGACCCTGACATATTCGCAATAATACCTTCCTTGGGATTATTACGTAATGTAAGGTCATGATGATGTGCAGGCTCCGCTTCAAGCTGCCATGTTCCCGACTTCATTCTTAATGCATAAACATCCCAGTTCTGAGCTACAGCTTTTTCACGGAGGCTGCTATCGACTGACCCCAGCCCTTTGCTAACTGGAGAGCGATTATAAATTAGAGGGTTACGTAAACCTAAATAAACTTCGGCAATCCGTACGGGGTGATGAAAAACATTTAACCCTCGAATTCTCTCTCGACACTGGCCGGGCGCCACATCTTCATAGGGAGTTGAGCTGCTAAAATATTCAGCTTCGGGCCCTTCACCTTCCTCACTAAGATTGAAGATTCGCTTAATGACTCTTACTTCTTCCTCGTACACCCACGATGAATGCTTGGTTAGAAATAATTTTCGCATTATTATTTCCATTGCATCCCTGTCGACCTCTTCGAAGGGAAATCCTACCGCATTGATTCTAAGATTATAAATCAAGCGTGCGGTTTCATCCGTTAGGGTATGAGGGGCCTTAGAACTAGTATAAAGGACATCGCCTCTATCCACTGTAACCAGACTGAATTGACGATCAATTAGGAACGGGGTGTCTACGTCATACCCAATAACAAATCCTGTATGATCCACACCGTAGTGTGCCCACATTAAAGGATTTAAAGCGGTCCTCGTTAAAGATAGCACCCCAACATTCCTTTTTAACTCATGAATCGCATCTTCCAAATTCCGCAGCTTATCCTCATCACCAATTGCATTATCGAGGTTTGACAGTTCAAAGGGATCATTAAACTCGGCGGGCTCCCTAAACCCTAGCATTGATGATTTTAGTGCGCTAATGCCAGCGCCATAACTGTAATATTTATATAGAATCATCTTCATCAATCCAAACATGGAGACTAAAACGGTAGCACAAAGCTGAACATTCAACATTTTTATGCATCACTGTTGATACCAGGGTTCGAAGAGCGATTGTCTTGCGCACCATCAAAAAGTAATTGATTTCAAATTTGCCGACAGCAATCCGGCCTTGGCCGCATCGGCTGCAAACGCTGCAGCGTTGGTCGGCACCGGCGACGAGCCATGCATGTGACCGGCCAGCTGGGCGTTCATCTCCTGCACCAGGTCGAGCAGATCGACCACCACCTGGAAAATATTGACGTTCGCTGACCCGACCCAGTTTTTCGGCGCCTGCAGGCGTTGGCTCTCCTGGGTAATGCTCTCGCGCAGGCCCTGGATCCGCTCGGACATGTCGCCACCCACGGCGGCGTTGTACTTCCTGCCCACTACCTGATTGAGGTCCCGGCCGGTGGCCTGGTGCATGTCGCCCAGGGCGGCGAGCGTGGCCGTGCCGGCGGAATTCAGCTTGAGCGCGCCCAGGGCGTCGATCCGCTTGATGCCGCCGACCTGTTCGGTCGAGTGCGTGGCCACGTCCTGGGCGTGGCTCTGGTACTTCTCTTGGTTGGTGCCGCTGTCGACCTGGCGTTCCAGGGACTGGTCGGCGATCTTCCCATCGGTCAGGCGGTGCCAGTTGCCGTCGGCGTCGACGCGCTGTTGGGCCAGGTCGCTGTGCTGCCAGACCTGGTCACCCTTCGGCACCTTGGGCAGGCTCAGGCCATGCGGCAGGATCGTTTGGATGTACGGGCAGTGAGGCAGGCCGTAGGCAAAGCACACCACTACCCGGGTTCCTTCGTGCGGGAACGCATACATGCCCATCTCTTCACCCCCGGTCGGTACTGGCAACGGCACCCCGGGCAGCGGCGGCAGGTCGGGATCTGGCGAGCCGTCCGGCAGCAGCACCTGCAGGTCGGCCGCATAGCGCGGCCTGAAGTCATCACAGAGGCCTGCATCAGCCGGCGCGTCGGCGATGGCCACCACCACCGCGAACCTGGGCAGGTGGTATTTGCCGGACAGCTCCGGGAATTGTCGCTCTACGCTGCGTTTGACTGCGTCGTCCATTTGATTGCCATCTGAGTGCCGGCAAGTGCCACGCTGGTGACCCGCTCGCCGTTATTGATAGATGCGCCAGGGCGCAACCCGGGAATCGCGGCTATCACCGCGCTCTGGTTGCCCTGGTACTCGTTGAATAGATCCAGCGGCAGTGCCAGCGCCGATCGGGCGCCAAAGAAGCTGTCCGCCCAACTGCCAGCGAATACTTCGCCGTTGCCCTGCTGTTGCCACATGAAGTCGGGAATACCGTAAACCTGGGCCAGGCTGTCCATGGCCAAATATCCGGACGCCAGGCTGTAGAAGAACGGCGCCTTTACCCGGGTGTAGTCCCGATCGGGGACGCGGAACGACAGGCCAGTCTGTTTGCTGATCGCTTCCAGGACCTGGCGCATGTCGACATGGCGCAAGTTCATCGGCAGCGGATTGGCCAGGATCCCGCTCAATTCACGACACGCGACCACTTGTTCCGTGCGGTTCGACATGGTGCAGCGCTCCACGTAACCCAGGAAGTGCCGCTGCAGCGTGTTGTCGTTGTAGCCAATGTCCAGGGTGACCAGGCCTTTTACCGCGGACTCGGCCTTAATCGTAAAAACGGCCCGCCCTGGGCTTTTCAGATCGAGGCGGACATCGTTTTTGACCAGCGGGTAGACGGTGCCGCCGATGGCCAGCACCTGGTGCAGTTTCATGCTCATGTGCCGGTACCAGCAGCACTATCCTTCGCCGCGTCGGTGCTACCCAGCCAGTTGTCGGCCTTCTTCAGCAGTTTTTCAAAGCTGCTCAACTCCGGCTCACCGGCGCTGGCACTGCCGACGGCATCACCAGGCGCGGCTTGGCTCGCTGTGCCATTGGCGGCCCGGCGTTGCTCGGTTTTCTCCGGGTTGGAGAGTTTTTCCGTCAGGGTGAACTGGATGATCCATTGGGCCAGGCTGTCGTCTTCCCGTGCGCTGACGCTGTCGCTGAACTGCGCCTGGCGCACGCCGAAGGCCTCGGCCGTGTCGTTGACCACCCGGTAGGTCTTGCGCTGGCCACCGCTCTCGGTGGCCTCGGCCATGCTCAACAGTGCCGACAGGTCCGAGGCGTCCTTGTACTTGATCATCATGGCCACGGTCAGCTTCTTGGGCTTAAAGCCCTTGTCAGCCGTGTCGGTGGCACTGGTCTGTCCCGACATGTCGTCGCTCTCGATGCTGAGGCTACCGGTCAACTTCATGCGGTGGCCACGGATCTGGGTGCCGTCCAGGAGCAGCGTCATAGACCGATCATCTCCCGTACAAAGCTCAGGCCCTTGAGGGACCCGACAAACATCACACCGGAAGACATCACCCATTCGTGCCCGGGCGTGCTGTCGTCCTCCTCGAGCAGCTGCTTGCGCAGCTCGTCGGTGTCGCCCGGTCCGAGAAAGCGCGTCTGCAGGCCTGCGTCGTCCGTGCCGCTGTTCAGCAGCTCGCGCAGCGCGCTCAGTTGATCGGACTGCTCGAGCACCTGGTCTGCCTTGCGCTGGGCCAGCTCGGCCAGGTCGGACAGCGGCGAGCTGTCGGCCGCATACGATTCAAGGCTGGCCAACTGCGCGTTGAACGCCTGGCTGGCTTCACGCAATACGGTGCAGCGCTCCATAGGCGCAGTGAACCAGCGCGGCTGCTCACCTGCAGCGGGGATCTGCCATTTCTCGGTATCCAGCTGCACCAGGTTCAACGCCCGGCGCTCGGCCCGCTGCAGGTCGCCGATCGGCATCAGCGCGTTGAATTTCCCAAGCAACCCCGACATACCGTCGTAGCCGGTGCCCAGGAACAGGATCACCACCGCGTGCTGCTCGCCGTCTGGCTTGTTCGGATCGGAGCTGTCCTGCAGCTTGTCGGCCAGGCGCTGTATGACGCTGGGCGCTGACAACGTGCACTGATAGCCGTTGCTCTCACCGACACCGGGTTGAAACGGCGTCACGGTGATGCAGCGCGGGGTTTCGCCAAACTGAATGTCCATGGCCTGGCGCCCAATCGCTGCGGCGTTCTTGGCCAGCTCGCCAATCTGGCTCAGGTCCGTGGTGACCAGATCGACCAGGCCGGTGACCCGGTCAGCCGCGCTTTGCAGTTCGCTGACCGCCTGGTCCTTGGTCTGATTGAGGTCATCCATCCAGCTGGTGGCCGCTTCGGGCCACTGCATGCTGACGGAAACCCACTTTGGCAGCGGCGGAAGGTCCGGCAGCGGGATGTCCGGAATATCCGGGATTTCAATGTCCAGGCTCATGGGTTCATCACCTCGTCCACAGCGGCCTGATAGGCCTCATGGAACAGATCGGCGATGTGGATCGCTTCGAGCTCGTCAATGGTTTGCGCAGTGCTGATCAATGCCTGGACAGTGAATTCGCCCCGGAAGCAACCGCGAGTGTGAGCGGCGACCGCCTTGGCGATCGGCTCCAACTGCTCCAGGTTCACCCGCTGCCAGGTATCAACCGCTTTCCAATCCGTGTCCGGGATCAAACCGTTCAGCAGCGTTGAATAGGCAATGTTCAGCTGCGACTGGCTCTCGCGGTCAGTGCGCACGGTCAGCCCGTCGTGCTGCAGGCCGCCCACTTCGAAGGCAAAACGGTATTCCGCCAAGCTGGCCAGTACCTCGGCCCTGATCGTGTCCTGGGACTTATCAGTGATGGTGTAGGCAGCGGTGATTTTCTCACCGTCAAAAGCCAGTGCCGGCAACTCGGAGCGTACTTGCCTGAATGAGTTGTATGACTCGTTCACCATCTCGCACAGGTACCAGCCATAAGCGGCGCGCTCTTCGTCTGTAAGCGTGTGCCAGGCCCCTACACCATTGAAGTTGGAACACATGGTCAGCGGTGCGGTGATCACGTCGTTAATAACGGTGCCGTAATTCATTGATTAAGCTCCTAGCCCTGGTGGGTTATAGGCAATAGCGTACGGAGCCGCAGACGGCAGTACTGCGGGATTCGCAAGTTTTACGAAAGAGTCGCCATCACGCTTCAAGACGAATATGAAGGGCGACGCTTGGCCGCCAAACACCAGGTACTGGCCGTCTTTGCTCCAGGAGACGCACGAGCACTGAACCGTTATGCCCGCAGGTGTAGGCAAAATGTTCCACACGTCTCCGGTGCGTTTGTAGATGGCAATAAATGGTGACTCACTGAGCGCGACCGCGATGTAGGCACCGTCGTCTGACAGAGCGATCGCATTTGGAATCCCGGTGAAAGCGCCATTAACGGTGAGCTGCACCCAGTTGTTATTGGCATAAACCCGAAAGCAACTGATCGATCCAGCATAAAAAGACCCGAATGCGACATAGGGGCCTGCAATCGACATTCGGCGTATTGCCCCATTCGAGACAGGAAGGTTCGAAGGCCCGACGACATACTGCCAATCATTGCCAGAACGAGCGATCGTGAAATTGGGCGGCGATACCTGGCTGCCAATGAATAGATAAGCGGAGTTTGGACCAAAGCACATGTCTATGACCGATCCGACACTAGCCCCGGTATAGGCGACGTAGGTGAATACATCTCCAGCACGCTTATAAATCAACAGCCCCGGATTGGCTTCACAAGCCACAGCCATATAAAGCCCGTCGTCACTGAATGCGACGGCAGTGCAGAAACCCGTTGGCATTACAGACGGTGAAGGCAACAGGGTGAGATCGTTGCCGATCTTTTTGTAGATCTGCAGGTAGGGGGCTGAGGAGAACGCAAGCGCCATGTGCACACCGTCATAGCTATAGGCGACGGCCTGCGCAGACTGAGAGGGTTGTGGGTTGGGCGTATCCAGCTTACGCAGCGTGTCGATATCCTGCCCGTACACACCAATCCTGAAACCGGCAGTCGCAGTCAACATCGTGACCGAGCGATCAAAGACAAATGCGGACTTCGTGATAAAGCCAGACGACTGCCATGGCGTGCTGGGCAGCGTCATCCCGTTGTACTGCACCTCAATCGTATGGTTTTTCGACACGACCAGGAGGCCAGCCGGCAGCTTGATGCTGGTCAGGTTCACCGTGTCGTTCATGGACGACCAAATCACATCGCCCGCCGCATTGCGCAGCCGCCAGTTGGCCGACTTTTGAGTGTCCGAGGCCGCCGGCACAGTCGCAAAGGCACTTGCCATGAATGTCGGCGTTTCATCGACCTCAGTGGCGCCGTTGATCGGCTGCAGGATTGTCGGCGTGCTGATGCTGACCGCACTGGTAGTGAACTTGGAAACAGCGCTATACGCGGAGGATCCCAGCGACACGCCATTATGCCGGGCCAGCGGGAAGTACTGCACACCCGGCTGGAGCGCACCGGCGGGCAACGTGATGGTGGTTTTGTTGGTGCTGTTGGCCAACGACTGCCAGACCACATCACCGGCAGCGTTCTTGATGATCCAGTCGGTGTCCTTGTGAGTGTCGGCGGTCGCCGGGTAGGCCACGAAGGCTGACGTGGTCAGCGTGACACCGAGCGCTACCCCGACCGCGTTGTTTGCCGGGCTGGTGAGGGTCGGTGCGCCGATTGCCTGGGCGCCCAGGGCGACCTTGAACGTGGTCTTGATCCCATCGCGCAACACGTCCAGGACGACGACACCAGCTGCTGCGCCGGCTGGAATGGTCAATGTCAGCGTGTCGCTGGCGATCGCAACGGTTCCCAGGGACGTGGTGGCCGAATAGACGCTGAAACGGCTGTAATCGGTGATCTTGTAGGCGTTGCTGCTGTTCGGGTAGATCAGGACCGCGCCGTCCAAGCTGACGACGTTAGCGGCGTTGGCCACCCCGATTTTCAATGCGGCGATATCGTCCCGGATTGACGCGAATTCGGTTGTGAAGTCGAACTGCCAGGTGCTGGCCGGCACCGTGATACCGGTCAGGCTGCGTGCACCGTCGTAGTCCAGGACGATATTACGGGTCAGGTTGTTACCCGACTGCAGCGGCGGGATCTCGCGGCGCTTCTGCTGAGTGGGCACGTAGGCCACGATCAGCGGCACACCCTCGGCGGTCACCAGGCCCATCCAGTTGAAGTCGAAGTCGCCGATATCGCTACCCAACAAGGTGCTGAACACGACTCGGTTGGGGCTCAGATAGCCCTTTCGGGTGACCGCTGTGGTGTAGACGACATCCGCCGCGTCCGGCAGGCCTGCCGATCGATCAACCGGCAGGGTGGTGTCCAGCCCGGGGACGAAGGCGAAAATGATCTGCGTGACGTCCAGGATCTGCTTGTTGCCTTGCTTCTGCGCGATCAGGCTTTCGCCCGCGATGGTGATGCTTGCCCCCATGGGGAAATTCCTTATCGAGTGACCAGCGTCATGTGGTCGTTGTTGAATTCCGCTGCACCGAGGCCCAGGACAACCGAGTCGGTGTCGCTGAATTTGGCGGTCAGGGTCATGTGGTCGTTGCTGAACTCGAACGTCGCGATCGACAGCGAAACCGCCGTGGTAGTGACGAATTCGTAACGCCGGCAGGTGCGGCCGTACTGATGAATGATCATGTCCAGGAGCAGCGGGTTAGCCGCCAATTGCTCGTCGGTCAGGTGCAACTGGACGATGTCCCAGTCACGATCGGGCTGGCGTTCGCTAATCGTGAGATCACCGATGCCCAGGCGCTGGAAAATCCGCTTGAAGCCCGCCACGCTGCCGGCGTCCACCGCGTTGACGTATGCGTACTTGACCCGCAGCCGGTACAAGCCCTCGGACTCGCCACGAAAGCGGCTGATATCGCGCTGCCAGGCGATCAGATCGAGCACAGCTAAGTGGCAGGTCTCCGGGTCCATCTGCTGCAGCGGCCAGCCGACCCAGGACTCCACGGCTTCCCACCAGGACTGGGCAGCCACCTGCAGCTTTGTCAGCTCCTCGCCGCCCAGCCAGAACGGCAGCTCCAGTTTGATCATTGCAGCGTCACCTCGACCGCCTGCAGGCGCGGGATCGTCAAATCCGACACGATGTCGTCATTGGCAAATTTCAACGAACCGATGCCGGCGAATTGGGCGTGCAGTTCTTCGGTCAGGCGGCTGAACGAAAACCGCGCCTGTGGCCAGGTCAGCGTCGGGCTGTAGTCCTTGGCGCTGCTTTCACGGAAGGCGGCGCGGATAAACAGCTCGATATCCGCCTGCAGATCTGCACGCTGTTTGACGGTCAGGTTGGCCACCGGCCAGATCTCAACGTTCACCAGGTGCTGGGTCTCAGGCATGACCATGACCAGCATGTCATCGCCGTGGCCATGATTGCCCTCGACCATGATTTTCGCGTTGATCTGCTCCAGGTACGTGTCCGCCGGCACACCGGCCTCAAACAGCACATAGGCATTGGCGCTGCCCGGGCCACGCGGGGCGCCGTGCTGAAAAAACACGCCATCAGGCGACACGCCCTGGAATGCGGCGATCAGGGCGCGATATACCGAGTCGGTGTGCCACTGGTTGACGGCACTGAACTGATTGCGCACGCGCAGGCGCAGCTCGTCGTCGGGCTCATCATCTGCCCCGGGCACGGTCAACCAGTCTTCCGGGGTGCTGACCGCGATGATCCCGGCGATCGGCGTCGGCAACACGGCGTAGTAACCCGGAGCCAGGTTGTAGCCGCTGCCGGCATCGACGGCGATAGCTGGAATTTGTAGTCGTGACTGGCCATCGGCGAACACGCCCAGGGCGGTGGTCACCAACTGGTAGACGTTGCCGTTGATCGGGGCCGACTGCACAACGGTGCCGATCGGAACCTGCAGCGCGCCCGAGGCCCCCGATCGGGTGAACTCAACGATGCCGACCGTCTTGCTCGCACCCTTGCGGGTGATGTCCACCGCCCAAGCGAGGGTATCGAGCCACTGTTTACCAGCGGTTTTGACGAAGAAGTTCGGCAGGACGGTGTCACTGACGAAGGTCAGCAGCCACAGCACGGGCTTGGTCACCAGGGCGGTGACAACCCGCCAGAACGGCGAATAGGCGCTGGTGTTGGCGATCTTGGCGCCCTGGGCGACGACTTCCGCCTCCCAGGCAGCGCGCAGCGCGGCGTCGGTTGTCGGGATCCCGGAGTCGGCCAGAACGTCCTTGAAGTTGAGGTCAGTCACAGCACCACCTCAACATCGCCGAATTCCAGGGTTTTCGCCGTGACCAGGTACTGGCCGTTGCCCAGCGATTTCACCTTCGCGGTGCCCGGTACCAGGCGCACGTCGGTTTCCACTAGCAGCTCCAGTTGCTGGCGGTAATCGCGCTGCACCAGGCCGCTGCGCTCGGCGACCAGGGCAACCAGCAGGCCGCTGTCGCGGATCATGTGGCCGAGATCCTGAGCGATGCAGGCACGGTCAACCACAGGCTCCGGCTGACGGCCCGGATCAAGCACCAGGTCATCGTCGGTAATCAGCAGATCAATGTACTCAATCATCCGCTCACCGCCATGCCGACCATGTTTTCGAGTTCCAATGGCGTCATTGGCTTGTCGTTCTTGATAGTCAGGTTTTCCACATGGATGCCTTGCTGCTGGGTGTTGTTGGTCGTGTTTTGGATCGAGCGCAGCAGGCCGCCCGCCGGTACGGCGTTGGGGCGTAGCGGCGAGATGCTGGCGGTGTTTGCGCTGATACGTTCGCGGGTCTGGTCGGCCTGTTCGCCCAGGGAAGGGACGCTGACCAACTGGGGCACTTGTGGCGTGGCCACCAGGGGCGCAGAGATCCCAGGCAGCTCAGGCACCTTTGGCATGTCGCCAAAAGCCGCATCAATCTGCACGCCCGGGATTTTGTTCAGCATCTCGATCAGGCTATTGATCGCGCCCTTGAAGATCGCAACGATGCCGTCCCACGCGGCGCTGGCCATGCCGGACCAGCCGCCGATCGAGCCGAACCAATCAGAGAGCGCCTGTAGCTTCCCGCTGACCCACTGGAACGCGGCCGTATCCATCAGGGCGCTGGTCCAGTCGTCCCAGTAGTAGACGGCGGCGGCAATGACCGCGATCGCGGCGACGACGCCGGCAATGATCAGCCCGATCGGGTTGGCATACATGGCGGCGTTGACCAGCCAGATCGCGCCTTGCCAGAGCAACATCGCGCCCCGGACCACGCCCATCCAGGTGTACATGGCCACCATGCCCACGACGAAAGCCGAGATCATGACGGTGTGGTACAGGAACATGGCGATCGAGCGGTAGCCGGTCCAGGTCAGCACTTTCCAGATCGTGACCATCGATAGCCAGACCATTTTGCTCATGCCCACGATCAGGGTCATGGCGGACATGGCAGCGATCAGGCCCAGGATGACCAACGTGGTGATGCCCATAACCCGGGTGATGTTGGGGAACATCTGAGACCAGCGGGTCAGCGTCGACGCGATACCGACGAGCTTTTCCATCAGCGGCGTGAGCATCGGGATCAGCGCCTGGCCGAACGAAATGCGCAGTGCCTGGACGGCGGCGTTGAACTGCTGCCAGGGATCGACCATGGCCTGGGCCATTTTCTCGGCGTTCTCCAGTCCGCGGACTTTGCCGATCTGCTCGATACCATCGCGCAATCGCCCGGTATCCTTGGCCAGGGCACCGATCACCTGGGCGCCTTCGCCGCCGAATGCGGCCAGCAGTTTGGCGTTGGCCGATGCGGTGGTGAGGTCGCCCAGCTTGCCCTGCAGCTTCCCGAGCACGTCCATGATGGGCAGCATGTTGCCCTTGGCGTCGGTCAGCTTGACGCCCAGGGTCTTGGCGCCGTTGGCGGCGTTCTCGAAAAAGGCCTTGAGTCGTCCGCCGGCGTCGCCGCCTTCCATGGTGCTGCTGAGCGTGCCGATCACGGCGAATTGCTCGGCAATGCTCATGCCTGAGGACGTCGCGATCGCGCCGACCTCCTTAAATGCGTCCTTGAGCTGGGCGCCGTCGGTGCGGAACAGCTTCACGACCGTGGCCGCCTGCCCGCCCAACTGCTCGACCCACTTGTCCTTACCCATGGCGTCGGCGCCGGACTTGAAGATGTTGTACATCGTGCCGACGTACTGCCCCATGGTCTCGGCGTCGGATTTGGTGGCCTTGGCCAGCAGGTTGGACGTGTTGGTAAAGGTGGCCAGCTGGTCGCCGGCCAGTCCCTTGATCGCCCCGGAAATGCTGTAGGCCGACTCCACGAACTCGGCCGCGCTGGTGGCGTACTGAACGGAAAAGGCCAGAGCCTTCTTGTTCAGGGCGTCCAGGGCGTCCCCGGCGACGTCCAGGGATCGCACCTGGCCCAACGCCCGATTCATCTCAAGCGCCGGCTCCAGGGACTCGGAAATGCCCTTGGCCGCGCCGATCATGCCGCCCAGGCCAAGGCCCATCTGCTTGATGTTGTTCTCACCTGCAGCAGCCAGGTCGGAGAAGGTGGTTTTCACCTTGCCCAACGGCGCACTGACCTTGTCGGTCAGGCTGAGAATGAAAGCCAGGCGGGCGGAGCGGTCGGCCATTGAGGGTTATCCGTTCAGTGCGAGAGCGATGCCGTTGGCGACGGCGATTTCCATGCGGCGCCAGTGCTCGTCCTCCAGCCACTTGGCCGTGCCCATGTTTTCAATGGTGAGGTCGGTACCGGGGAGCCAGCAGGTGGTCAGTACCACCAGCTGGCTCATGCCGTCTTCGGTCAGGCGTTCTGCGTGCTCGAGGACTTTTTTACGATCACATCCAGATCAGGCGAGTACTCCTCGAGTAGCGCGCTGGCCAACTCCATGACGGTGACCGGATTGGTCAGCAACGGCTTCAGGGAAGCGCGTTGCTCCTGCAGCACGGTGTTGACCAGCAGGTTGTTGGCCGGCGCGACTTTGCTGGACTGGGTGGTCGAGTTGAAGTACTTCGTCACGACCTGGGGATCGAGCTTGAAAGTGAACTCCTGGTCGCCGATTTCCAGGGTGATTTCGCGTACGGCGTCGTTGGTGGTAGTGGTCATAGTGATTTCCGTTGGTTTGAGGTGATTCAGGGTTGTGCCGGCGTGCTCATGCACACCTGGCGGATGTGGTCCTGCAGGCCGAGGGTCATTTTCCGGCTGAGGGTGAGTTCGTCGCGGAGGGTGAAATAATCCGATCGAGCGTCTGCAGCGAGTTCGGCGGTTCCTGCATCAGCCATGCGGCCGGCGCCGGCATTGGCGGGCACTGCGGGGCGGCTGCAGGTGGCACGGACGAGCAGCCGCTGATTGCCGTCGTCAACGTCACGGCGCAAAGCCGCGTTTTCAGCGCGTTCATGGTTCAGTTCCTCGGTGCGTTTTTGGTCGATCTGGTCGCGGGCGGCGAGCATTTCGCCCGACAGCACAGCAGCGGCGCGTAGGCCTTTGACTTCGGTTGTGGCGGTGGCCAGGTCGCGCTGGGCGGTATCACGCTGGTCAGCGATGTGATCGAGCCAGGTCCAACCGAGAAGGCCGACCACAAGGAGCACCAGGGCGAGTCGTAGCGGGCTGATGGTCATTTCAGGCACAGCTCCATTTCGGCCAGGCGCCGGTTATGCAGGCCCGGGACGAATCGCTTGCTGCCCTGGGCGTCGGTGATGAAAGCCCAGACCGGCGTTTTGCCGTCCGGGGCCCAGGCCAGGGCTTTGCAGCCCTCGGCGATACGGCCAGCGTTGATCAGGCCCATGGCGCGACTGGCGCAGGTGCTGGGGTTGCCGACGTTGTGGCCATGGCTGGTCAGGGCGTCGAACGTGTTCTGGCCGACGGCCTGGTTGGTGATGCAGTCCGCCAGTTCCAGTTGGCCCTTGCTGATGACCAGGTGCTCAACCTCGGCGCAGCGCGCGTCCGACCAGTAATCACCTACCACCACCGGATACGGACTGGTGTGCTTCGTAATGCCCTTGCAAACAGTGGGCAGGCCTCGGGCCAGCCTGTCGGGGTACACGGTGTTTTGGCCGTTACCTTCCCAGTCGCCCAGGAACGCAGTGAGCGTGCCGCTGCAGAGCACCAGGACGCCGGCGGCGATCTTGTTGCGCAGGCTCATACCTTGCTCTTCCAGTCGCGGAGCATTTGGCGGTACTTGGGGACCAGCAGCAGGATCTGCAGCACCATGTAGAGCGCGGTCAGCATGTAAGCGACCGACGACCAATCAACGGCGCCCGTTGCACCGGTAGCGGCGACGCCGATGGCCGGGGAGGCTTTTACCAGGGCGATGGCAGTGTCCTGAGCCGCCTGATTCGTGCTCATCAGCGTTTTCCTTCGGTAAGGGTTTGGCACGGCACGCAACGAGTCATGCCGCCCAGCGCCTGGCGCGCTTCGGGGATCGGCTTGTCGCAGTCTTCGCAGTGGGTGAGGCTGGGCCCGGTCGGACGCACCTGGGCCAGCGCGGCGGCGATGGCCTGGTCACGCTGACGCTGTTCCAGTGCCTGGGCGCGGTCGAACGGGCAAACCATCAGGTCAGGTCCTCGATTTCCGAGGCAGCCAGGTACGGCACGTCATCGATCTTGATGAAGTCCGGCGAGGTAACATCAAACGGCAGCTTGACCGTCGACTTCGTTGCGCCCTTGGGGTCTAGGCTGAGCAGGCTGGAAATGCGGATCTTGCAGCCGAACGCCTCGTACTTGATCTCTTCCTCGCCGGCCTTGGCATAGAACACGATGTCGAACGGCTCCAGCTCGCGGAAACTGCCGGCAGCGGAGGCCTGTTCGGTGATCAGTTTGAAGTTGGTGATATCGACCTCAATTTCACCGGCCGCTGCTACGTCACCGTCGACGTGACCGTTGGGTACGCCCCGGGTTTGCGCCACGGCGGTGTTGTCGGTGATATCCAGGGTGCAGGCCTCGCAATGCACCTTGGTATCGCCCAGGGAAATGTCGAAATTCTTACCGCCAATCTTTGCCGCCATGGGTCACTCCGAATCCAGGGAAAGATCCAGCGCCAGGTTGGCGGTGATGTCTTTCGGGCAGTTGAGGGGGCGCAGGGTCAAGTAGGCGACCACTGCGGTTTTGCTGGTCCAGGCCAGGGTGATGGCATCTTTACCGGGCTGTTCGATCTCGCCCGGGAACACGTTGGCCCCCACGCGGGTGGACTTGGCCATAGCGCGCAGCGGCGCCATGAGCGCGGTGCGGTTGACCTCCATGCTGGCGGGTGAGCTATTCAAACGGCGATCGCCCACGCGCTGGATCAGCAGTACACGAACCCGGCGGGCTGCCTTGTCCAGGACACGCAGGTACTCGATCACCTGAACGTCCGCGCCTGGGGCTGCCAGCATGTTGGCGTCGGCCCAGTACACGCCCGGGTAGCCGGCATAGGTCTGGCTGACGGACAGCCGCGCCGAATCGAGCACGGCAGCGGTCGCAGACTGCAGCGGCACGTTGTCCTTGTCCGTGGGGGTCGGGCCCAGGCCGATCAGGGCACCGGTGGCCACGCGCATCGGCGTGTCGGCAATGCTGACCGCCGCGTTGGCCAGGCGACCGGCCAGCACGCCCAGGTCGTTGCCGTGCAGCTGCGGTACCGCAATCACACGATCAGCGACCAGGCCGTTGACCAGGTCACGCTGGGCGGTCTGATAATCGGCCCAGGCCTCGGTGGTTCCGTCGATGCCTTCAGTGGCAGCGATGATGAATACGCGCCGACCGTAGGTGTTCTGTACGCCCACGGCGGCGGTGTTCATGGCGCTCAGTTCGGCAGCGGTGGCCACCGGTCGGGTGATCACTACGGCTTCAACGTCATAACCGTGCTGCTGGGCGTAGGTGAATGCCGGCAGCCAGTCGCCATCGGCGGCGATCGGCATAGCCAGGGCGTTCCAGCGGTCGCCGCCGTTGGCCAGGGCGGCAGTGACCTGGGTTTTCAGGTCACTGGCCGGGATGCCCAGCTGGACGTCCAGGTCGCTTTCCGTGTTGAGTGCGAGGATCTGGCCGATGTTCTTGGCGCCAGGCCCGATGAACAGGAACAGGCGCTCGACTTCTGTCGAGGTGCCCTGTCCAAGGTTCTGGTTGTTAACTGAAACTCTACCGAGTGGCATGGGAACCTCTAACGGGGTGCAGTGAGGGTTTGGCGCAGCACCAGGTTGACCAGTTGGCTGGTCTCGCTGGTGCTGGCGCCCAGGAATTGGCGGGCGGGCAACTGGATGTTCCAGGCCTGCTTACCGGTTGAGGCTTTGTGTTCGGTGTCCAGGACGCGGATCAACAGACCGGCCTTCGTGTATTCCAGGTTTTGCTGGATCCAGGCCACGCTGGGCTTGGAAGGCTTTTTCTTCCCGGGCAAGCGGATCCGATAGTTGAGCTGGCGCAGGCGCTTGGCCTGTTTTTCCGTGGCTGCGGTACCGGGCGGGACCTTGTTCAGCTCGCGCATCTGGTGCGCGGTAACGCGCTCACTGCCGCCGTTGTTCTGTTGCGAGGCGACATACTGGGTCAGGCGGTTGCGCCAGCCGAGTTCCGCTTCCTGGGCGGTCAGCTTCACGACATCGAGCAGCTTGGCCAGGCCGGTTTCCATCTTCTTCTTGGACTTGCTGGTGTCCTTGCGCGGGGCGAACGACGAACCGTCCAGGTTCTCCTGGTTGCGCACGCGGCCACGGCTCAGGCTGCGCACACGCTTGCTGACGTTGTTCAGCAGACGCCGGCGTTTCACCGGTGGCAGCTCCATCAGGGCGAGCAGATCCTCGGCGCCCAACAGGCCGCGTATGTCGAGGCTGAGCGGGCTAGACGCTGTCATGGCGCACTACCTCGCCGCTCTCGGCGACCCACAGTTCAAACGGAACGGCCGACCAGGTCTTGCCGTACACCTCGATTTCGCCTGCAGGATCCTCGGCCAGGTATTGCGGTTCACTGAACTGCAGGGTCAGGTCGACGTCGGCCAGGTCGTCATCGAGCATATCGATGGCAAAGGTCGGCGCGGCCAGGTCCTCGCGGTCTCCGTCATTCGCTTCCAGCCAACTGCCCACCAGGGCGATCAGTCGCGCCGGGCTGTCGGCGAAGCGCTCGAACGAGATCGTCGCGGTGTAGTTCAGGTCGCCCATGTACATGCCCTTTTCGTCGGGCTTCCAGATCAGGTCGACCTGCACGTTGTCAGTCCAGCTGTCGAGCTGCGCGGTGGCCACCAGCTGGCGACCGATCAGGTAGGCGGTCAACGCCCGGAGCTTGATCACAGCAGCTTCGCCGTGATGCGGCCGCGACCCTGGATAGCTCGCACGGCTTGCTGACTGAACGCCAGGAAGGTGTCGGAGCGCTCGGGCAGGTCCTTGCCAGTGTTCTCGGCAGAGTCGCGGCGGGTGACGGTTGCGAACTGGGTCAGCAAGCTGGCCTTGGCGCGGCAGTAGACGGCGCGCTTGTACAGGTCGACTTTAAAGGTGCGCTCCGGCAGGACGGTGGTGTCTGCAGACTCAACGCTTGACACTCCAGCGCCCTGCCAGCGCGCTTTACACGTAGCCAGGTCCAGGTTTACCTCGTGCATGGCCATGGTCAGGTCAGCGGCCAGCATGTCGACCAGGTATTCCGCCGGCAGGCGGTACCCCTTCTGGAACTCAGACACGGAGAGGTCGGGCCAAAAGCCGTCGTTCTCTACTGCCTGGTCCACAAAGGTGGTGGGTTTACCTGAAAAGCCGCTCATGCTGGACGCTCGAATAGGGCAGGTTGCGGCTTCGGGGCAGACCGGGGGCATAAATGACCTGGTCGTTCCGTGGCAGCTCCCTGCGGGGGGTGGAGTCGGTTATTCGGTGCCGTTGCCGGCGTCTTCTTCGGTGGCGTTCGCCTGCAGCTCTGCATCCGGCTGCGCGGCGGTTTCAGCGGTTGGGTCGGTGGCCTGGGCCAGTTGCTTAGCCAGGGCCTTGCGGGCACCTTTCAAGCGGGTCTCGACGCGGATTTCCGGGTACAGGGCCTCGGCACGCTCTAGATGGGTCACTGCCAGTGCCCAGTCCTTGCGGTCCATGGCCAAAAAACCCAGCAGCCTGTGGTAACGAGCGGGGATGCGCTCGAACAGCTTCCACTCGGTCTCAACACGCGGCAGCAGATCGGAGAGATAAGGTTCCGGGCTGTGGCCCGCCTTATGCTCGGCCTCTGCCCAGTCGATTACGGCATCACCCACAAACGTCGGAATGTTGCGTTTGAAACGCTCCGGCAACGTTTGCCCTTGAGACATGGCGAAGTCAGCCAGCTCCAAGCCTTCAACGAATTTGCCGGTGTCGAACAGCCAGACCAGGACGTACACCAGCACCTGGTTGGGGAAGTTCAACCCCGAGCCCCGGTAGCGGGTGACGTACTCCTGGTACTTGGGCAACAGCTCGTCACGCTTGAGCTGCTGTTTCGAATCGATGCTGTCCAGTTCGTGTAGGCGATCGAGGTCACCGGCCAGCGCGATTTCCATCAATTTCAGGTGCTTCTGCGCGTTGGCCGGGCTGTTCAGGGCAGCAGCGGGCGAATAGGCAGCGGGCTCGGCACTGGCGGACGCGGCCGCAGAGCCTTGGGCGATCACGCGGCGCTTGTGCGCCAGTGCCAGGCTCATTAGATGACCTCCACGTTTTCAGCGGCCGCGAACTTGCCCAGTTGCTCGATCACATAGCCTTCGTTACGGGCGTTGTAATCCTCCACGCGGGAGCGCTTCGGGTTCTCGATCAGGTGGCGGCGCCAGCTGCTGTCCTGGAAGTAGATCGAGAGGTTGTCCCAGCTAGTGACCACGACGGCGTCAGTCGGGAAATGCGGGACGGTGAAGGTCGGCAGGCCGCCATAGGTCGCGATGACCTGCTGGTTTTCGATGCGTTCTTTCTCAGTCGGCTTGCCCGCCTGGTTCGAATACAGCTTGGCCTTGTCGTGGGCCAACAGGTCGCTGCCAACGATCGCAATCAGATCACCGCCGTCACGGAACACCGTGTCGATCATCTGCTTGACGTCATGCACCAGGGCGTCGAGATTTTCGTAGTCGCCACCATCGCCCAGGGTGATTTTCCCGGCGACCGCGCCTTGCTCCATGACCTGTTCAGGCACTTGCTCGCGAGCGATCTGCAGCCAACCTTTGTTGACGTCCTGCAGCATCGGGTGAGTGACCAAGTCGGTCTGTACCGCAGCCAATACCCCGTGCCAGCCGGTCATGATGCGATCGAGGGCAATTTGTTTTTGCACGGCAGCCGAGTAGCGATCGGCGAAGTCCGGGAACTTGGCCCAGCTGTCAATCTTCGCGAACGGCAAGCCCACGTCGGATTCAGTGGAGTACAGCTCGTAATCCAGACCGTTCAGGTCCGACACGTCCTTGGCTTCGCGGTCGGTGGTCTTGGTGTTGGTACGGCTGGTGACCGGGCCGTTGATACCGAGCATGACCTTTTGGCCCCTGATCTCGGTGACCGGCACGACGTTGATGCGTTCCAGGAAGTCGGCGCGCTCGGTGATAGCGTCGTTCAGCTCCTGGGCAATGCTCGGTTCCACGGTGAATTGGCGATCGACATCAACGCCGTAGGTTTCAGCGATCGCGGCGCGTAGCGTGGCGTATTGCTCAACGGCGCGGTTACTCAGTGCTTGACCGGCCATAATCAGAGCACTCGCTTAACGGCAGGGGCGCCGGTGGTTTTCGCAAATTGACGGCCAGCCGGGGTGTCTTTGAGCGCGCTGAACTCTTTGAGCAGCGCATCGACTTTGCCTTCCAGCGTTGGGTTGCCCTGTGGCTTTTGCTTGAGCTTGAACGCGGCTTCGGCAGCGGTCACGACGTCGTCAACAGCCGTCTGCACGCCGTCGGTCAGGCTGGCATCGGGTTCGGGGGCGGCAGCGGCCGCACCTTCGATCACAGCGTCCAGGCCTGCGACGATGATTAGGAACTGATCGCGCAGCGCCTTGAGGGCCGTGGCGGTGGTTTCATCCATTTGGGTGGTCTCTTCGGGAGTTGTCGGGGTGGTCGTGCCGGCCTCTTCATCAATGCCGAAGCGCTTGAACAGGCTGCGGAACATGCTGAAAAGCTTGCCCATCTCGCCCACCGGCTCTTCGTCTTCGAAGGAGCCCAGGGGCACGCCGGCGCCGTAATGCACGGGTTTGCCGGTCTTGCGGGAAAAGTAGAGTTCCTGGGTGCCGAGGCTTGCCGGCGAGTCGGTGACCGCCAGGCCGGTCAGATAGGCTTTGCCGGTGTTGGCAAAGTCAGGGGTCACCTCAATGCTGGTGAACAACTTTTCGCCCTGGTCATTGAGGGCCAGCAGCTTGTCGTTGGGTTTGAGCTGAGCTTCCAGGCCGATCTGGCCCGGTTTCAGACTCGGATCATCTTCGACCAGGCGCACGGCAAACACGGTGCCGTACGAGCCTGGCCAGCGCTCATGTTCGGACCAGATCACGGCCGTGTACGTCTCGGACGTGTAGGTTTCGGCGATATCGCGCAGCTCCTGGGGAGTGATCACGCGGCCATCGGCGGTCGGGCCGCTGGTGGCGACACGTTTCCAAAAACTGACAAGAGAACGGGGCATTTACTGCGCTCAATCGGTGAGGTGAGGCCCCACGATAGGGACGTCACTACCCCCGAACAAACGGTTAACTTTTGCCTTTCTCCTATTTTCGATTTATAGGACGAACCCGGATTTTCTCCGCACGTTTTCCGCGTTTTCGCCGCATAGACTGCGGCCTATGTTCTATTCAGCCGAAGTTAAAGAAGCCGCCAAACGCCTGTTTCTGCGCCGCCATAAGGCCAAGGAAATTCAGGCGCAACTCAACCTGCCCCACGTTCGGATCGTCTATTACTGGATCCGCCAGGGCGGGTGGGAAGACATGCTGACGGACGAGGAGCCGCTGACCGCCTGCAGCCGGCGCATCACGCTTCTCCTTGAAAAGACCGACACACTGACAAAAGGCGAACTGGACGAACTGGACCGGCTCACCACGCTGCGCGAACGCCTGGCCAAGCAATGCGCCAAACCGGCGCCGGCAACGACCGATGCGCCACCTGCAGGAGATGGCCAGCGCGACGAGGGAAAGCGCCGTGACCGTGGCGAGCGGCGCGAGCGCGGGGACCGCAAGAAGGAAAAGAAGAGCAAGAACGACATTGCCGGGCTGACCGAAGTCGACTTCCTGGACAAATTCATCAGCAAGATGTTCGGCTACCAAAAGGAGCTGTTTGCCGCCAAACAGAACCCGCTGACCGCCCGGATCCGGAACATCCTCAAGTCGCGCCAGGTAGGCCTGACGTACTACTTTGCCGGCGAAGCCTTCATGGATGCCGTGCTGACCGGCGATAACCAGGTGTTCCTGTCCGCAAGCCGGGCCCAGTCCGAGATCTTCCGCAGCTACATCATTTCATTTGCCATGGAGTGGTTCGGCCTGGAGCTGACCGGTAACCCGATCGTGCTCAGTAAAGACGGCCAGCCTTGGGCCGAACTGCGTTTCCTGAGCACCAACAGCAGCACCGCCCAGGGTCACCATGGCCACGTCTACATCGACGAATATTTCTGGATCCGCGACTTCGAGAAGCTGAACACCGTGGCGTCGGCGATGGCCACCCACAAGAAGTGGCGCAAGACCTACTTTTCCACGCCCAGCGCGGTCACGCACCAGGCCTATCCGTTCTGGACCGGCGAGACGTTTCGCAACAGCAAGCGCAAGAAAGCCCGCGATCCGTGGCCAGGCGCCGCGCAGTACACGGGTGGCGCGCTCTGTCCGGACGGCCAATGGCGCAAGGTCATCACCATCCTGGATGCCATTGCTGGCGGCTGCGAATTGTTCGACCTCGAGCAGCTGCAGCTGGAGTACGACGACGACAAGTTCCAGCAGCTGTTCATGTGCAAATTCATCGACAGCACGCAGAGCGCGTTTTCCCTGGGCGACCTGGAGCGCTGCTATTCCGATCTGTCGCTGTGGACCGACTACGATCCCGACGACCCGCGTCCCTACGGCAACAGCCCGGTCTGGATCGGCTACGACCCAAGCCGTACCCGCGACGATGCCACCTGCGTGGTCATTGCGCCGCCACTCGAACCCGGGGCCAAGTTCCGGATCCTGGAGAAGCACAGCTGGCGCGGGACGTCGTTCACGCACCAGGCCGCCCAGGTCAAAAAGCTGGTGGAGCGCTTCAACGTGCAGCACATCGGTATCGACACCACGGGCATCGGCTACGGGGTGTTCGACCTGGTGCGCGACTTCTACCCGCGTGCGACTGCCATTCACTACAGCCTGGAAGCCAAAAATGCCCTGGTGCTCAAGGCCCAGGACACCATCACCGGCCGTCGGCTGGAGTGGGACGCCGGCTGGAACGACATTGCCCAGGCCTTCCTGACGATCAAGCGCGGTACCACCAGCAGCGGCCAGATCACCTACAGCGCCTCGCGCACCGAGGCCACCGGCCACGCGGACGTTGCCTGGGCAATCATGCACGCCCTGGCCAACGAACCCTTGAACATCAACAAGCAGCGGCGCAGCCGCTACGTCACCAGCGGATCAGGTACCCATGCCAAAACGTCACCAAAAGCAGGCAACCACGCCGGCGCACGCGCCCAAGGGGCCAATGCGTTCATTCACGTTCGGCGCACCCGAGGCCGTGCTAACCGAGAACATCGGCCAGTACCTAGGCGTGTTCGCCAGCCACGACGCTCAGATCTATACGCCGCCGGTATCGCGCCACGGGTTGGCCAAGCTGCTTAAGGCGAACGCGCACCACGGCGCAATCCCGCCTTTCAAGCGCAACCTGATCCTGCGTGAATTCATTCCGTCTCCAGGTTTCTCCGTTCAGACCATGAGCCGGTCAGCCCTGGACTATGTGGTGTTCGGCGAGACCTATCTGCTGCGCAAACGTAATGCGTTCGGCCAGGTTCTGGAGCTGCAACATCTGCCCGCCATCAACATGCGCGTGAAGCTGGACGGCGGCTATCGGATGCTGCTGCGCGACGGCAAGTACGAGGACTTCGACCAGGACGAGATCGAGCACATCTACAACTACGACGTGGAACAGGAGATCTATGGCGTGCCGGATTACCTGGGCGGCCTGCAGGCGCTGTTGCTCAACGAAGCCGCCACGCTGTTCCGCCGGCGCTACTACAGCAACGGCGCGCACGTCGGTTACATCTTCTATTCCAACGACCCGAACATGAGCCAGGAGGACGAAGACCACCTGCAGGCGCAGATCGCCGACGCAAAGGGCGTGGGCAACTTCCGGTCGATGTTCGTCAACATCCCAGGTGGCAGCGAGAAGGCGATTCAGATCATCCCGGTCGGTGACTTCCAGGCCAAGGATGAGCTGGAGAAGGTCAAGAACATCACTCGCAACGACGTGATCGCAGCCTGGCGCATGAACCCCGCCCTGGCCGGGATCATCCCGGAGAACGTCGCAGGCTTTGGCGACATCGTGAAAATTGACCAGGTGTACACCAACAACGAGATCCGGCCGATCTGCCAGCTGTTCAACCAGGTTAACGACACCCTACGACCTGACAGGCATATCACCTGGATAGAGCCACCTAAACAAGTTGAAACCACTACATCCAGTTAGTTCAGCAGAGAATGCCACTACAGATTGTGGCAAAATGGTGGCTACTGGACATCTCTGGGGAGGGGCGCAATGCGGATCTATTGCACAGCTTGTGGGCATAAGGGGCGGATCGGATCGAGGGATGATCTAGACGCTAAATTTGCCAAACTTTATTGCCAATGTCTTGACCCTAAGTGCGGTCATACGTGGGTGGCCAACCTAACTTTTTCACACACGCTCAGCCCATCAGCGCAGTCATTTGACCGGATTCTATTCGACCGCTTAAAGGATTTGCCCAGGGCGAAACAGCGTGAATTGTTCGACAAGTTGGGAACTCAGGCGGTTGCCTGAAACAGCGGGAATGCCAGCCACACAAGGGCTGGCGATGATGTCCCAACTGGAATGCATCAATCCAGAGGACGCTAAATCATTTTTCCGGATTAGCTGCCATGGCCTCGGCGAGGCGCTGGATGTGCTGCTGTTCTTGCTCACTTAACTGACGATAAGACTTTATCAACCGGCGCTCAGTGCTACTCAAAGCGTGCCATTCAAATTCGACGGTTTCCAGATAACGGCTTTCGGTTGTTACACGATCCAACATGCTTACTGCTCCATTTAGTGCATGGCTGAATCACACGTTATAGGGGCGGCAGATCGTTTCAGAAATGAAGGAGCACGAATGTTTTACATATTTTGTTACAAACTAATTCGACTCCTTAGCAGCGTCATCGGCCAGGGCTTTGAGAAAACGACGCACAGCTTTTTGGTCATCTGGTGGGATGCTGCGGTACTGGTTGACCAGTTTCGTTTCGTCCGGTCCAAGCTCTCCCACGGACGTCGGAGCCCGCACACCCGTAACAACGAACAAAACGTCCAAACCCGCGCCATACAGTGCTTCCAAATAGCCAGTATCAGGACGGCGCTCGTCTCTTTCATAACTACCTTGGGTATTTCGCGTCACTCCTCCGATCTGGGCTGCTTCTTCCTGTTTTAGCGCCAAACGAATCCTTTCTTCGCGCAAGCGCTCACCGGCGCTCAGAGCCGAGGCCTGCACGGATGACAAATTTTCCAAACTTCTAGCCCTTTACAAGACAAATAAACTGGTCATAATCGCCGCAGATGAACACGAACGAACACGAACAAACAGAGTACGCACTATGCCCGCGACCGTAACGCCCGAGCAAGCCCGCGCAGACCTGGAACGGAAGGGGATCAGCATCGCGGATTTTTGCCGGAAGCATGGCCTGAACAAGAATTTAGTCAGCGATCTGCTGAACGGACGCAGTAAAGGGCGCCGAGGGGAGGCACATAGAGCCGCCGTTCTGCTGGGGATCAAAGACGGCGAGATTGAACAGTAGCCATACCGGCCTACAGGGAGAAGTAGAAAATGAAACATCCAGTTCTAAAAACACGGCGCGAAGTAGTCAGCGCGATTATTTGCAGCTTTCCAGGTGGTCGCGAATGTGCCGCTGCCAGGATTGGCTTGCAACTTAAGAAGTTCGACAACCACGCCTATGAAAACAACAACGTCCGCCCGCTGACCGACGCGCAGATCTACCAGCTGGAACAACAAACAGGCAGCCACCATCTACCGGTCTACATCGCCGCCATGTACGGCGGTCTCTTTGTGCCGGTTGCGGATCCCGAGACCCTGGATAACGTCGAGCTCTATGCACGGTCCGTGCAAGTGGCTGCCAAGCGCGGCACCGTAGACCAGGAAATTGCCCAGGCAATCGCTGATGGTTCGATCAATGAAGAAGAAGCTCAACGCATCCTGGACGCCCACAACCATCATATGGCCGCTCGTCATGCCGAAGTGCTGGCCGCTATCGATTTGTATCGTTCCCGCTCGGAGAGTACGCGATGAACCCGGTACCGGCAGTGCAGGAGTACCAGGACATGCTGAAAAACGCGGCGCTCTCATTCATGGAGCGTCACCAGTGCGAACACCTGGGCAACGATCAGCAACTGTTTGATCGCACGGTTCAGCATCTGATCGCAGATTACGACGTCCTGACTCAACTGGCGGAAAAGCTGGTTCACCTCGCGTGCAGCGATCTGACCGCGATCAGCGATCGCCAGCGCCTCGACGTCATCAGCAGCACTGAAACCCACTCGGTCATCATCGATCCGTCAACCGGCCACACCTGGGCGATCCCGGTCAGTCTGATCTACGAACGGATCATCAACGCGCCAGATAACGGTCGCTACCGCGTTACCAACCAGTAACACCCCCATAACCCCTGCCCTACCCCACTTCCCGTGGGTTTGGGTGAACTGCGCCTGAAATCGAGGTTTTTGATGGGAAACGCCCTATTTATCAACGCCGAAATGAGCCCGGCCGAGGCCAGAGCGCTCCTGTCGGACCTGCGCGCACAGTACATATCCAGCCTCAACGAGCATTGGTACGACGACATGTATCGCTATGTCCCCAAAGACAAGCGGCACGAAGCGATTCGTATGCATTCCCCAGTAATGGCCGCACAGATCCGACTGATCAGTGCGATTGCCAGCAGTCTTAAGGCAGTGAAGTAACCATGAAAGAAGATCTACGCCACGACGTGTTACAGCGCATCGAGCATGACTACGGCCTCAAGCATCGCTCAGGCACCGATTACATGCGAGGTGGCACCTGCCCTAAATGCAACAAAAGGGAGCTGTACACCCGCTTTAGCAAGCCCTGGCAATTGGTCTGCGGTAGGCAGGAGAAATGTGGCCAGATCCTCAACGTAAAGGAGATCTACGGCGACTTGTTTGAAGACTGGAGCACCCGTGCTCCGGCTAGCGATGACGCACCAACCGCCACCGCTCGCGCCTATTTGGAGTTTCATCGCAGCTTCAAAATGGAGCTGATAGCAGGATGGTTCACCCAGGAGGCTTTCCATTCGCCAAAGGATAACGCCGGTAGTGCCACCGTCCGATTCGCCCTGGATAAAGGTGGCTACTGGGAACGGCTGATCGATCGCCCTGCGCGCTTCGGCAAGATGAAAGCACGGTTTAAGCCTGGTGAAAGCTACAAGGGAGTGTGGTGGTGCCCACCATCCGTTGACCTGAAGGAAGTGAAGGAGCTTTGGATTGTCGAAGGGATCTTCGATGCGATCGCCCTGGTGCACAACGACATTTCTGCCGTGTCGGCAATGTCCTCAAACGCATTTCCAGAAGACTCCTTAAAGGAGCTGGCAACTGCTCGCGCAGGCAATTTGCCTAAGCTTGTCTGGGCGCTGGATAACGAGCCTGGCGCACACGCTTATACCAAGCGTTGGGTCCGTCAGGCCCGTGAAATGGGCTTCGTGTGCGAGGCGGCGCAGATACCCCAACGCGACAACCGGAAAGTGGACTGGAACGATTGGCACCAGCGCTGGGCTTTCCTAGACGACGGTGAGCCGCGGAATAAACAGGTCGACAAGGACATAACCACTGCTCGCCACCACGGCGCCTTACTCATCGCTGAAAGCCCCAGTGAAAAGGGGTTGATCATGTTCGACTGGAAGCGCCACAACGAATTTCATTTGGAGTTCGGCAATCGGCTCTATTGGTTCCGGCTCGACCAAGACAAATTCAACAAGGCAATGAAACAGCTTGAGGACAGCGAAGACCACTACAACCAGCAGTTGAACGATAAACAGCGCCGGGCGCAGGCCTTGCTTGAATCTGGATCAATCCAACGCATTGCGACCTGCAATCCCAAGGCGTTGTATTACCAGGAAAACAAGCTGACAGACGAGTCCTGGTACTACTTCCGCATCACGTTCGCCCACGATGCTCCCGCCATTAAGAATACTTTCACCAGTGCCCAGATCGCATCGTCGGCCGAGTTCAAGAAACGCCTACTGGGCATCGCACCTGGTGGCATGTTCACCGGCACGACTCAGCAGCTGGACGCCTTTATCGAGGCCCAGACCAATGCTCTGAAAACCGTTCAGACCATCGACTTCACCGGCTACACCCGCGAGCACGGCGCCTATGTGTATGGCGACGTGGCAGTGCGTAATGGCCAGGTGTTCAAGCTCAATGAAGAAGACTTCTTCGACATGGACAGGCTGAGCATCAAGACCTTGAGCCAGTCGGTGACGCTGCACATCAACACCGACCTCAACAAATTCAGCACCGAGTGGATCGACATTCTCTGGGAGTGCTTCGGCGCAAAGGCGATCGTCATTTTGGCCTTCTGGTTTGGCACCTTGTTCGCCGAACAGATCCGCCAGATCCAAAAGAGCTACCCCTTCCTTGAAGTTGTAGGCGACCCCGGTGCAGGTAAGTCAACGATTATCGAGTTCTGCTGGAAGCTGGTCGGCCGTACGGACTATGAGGGCTTTGACCCGTCCAAAGGTACGCCAGTTGCCAGGGCCAGGAACTTCGCCCAGGTAGGAAATCTCCCCGTCGTCTTAATCGAATCCGAGCGTGAAAAAACAGATGGTGCCGCGACCAAACAGTATGACTGGGACGAGCTGAAAACCGCCTACAACGGTCGCAGCGTCCGGTCCACTGGCGTAAAGAACAACGGCAACGATACCCGCGAGCCGCCATTCCGGGGCGGATTCGTATTTGGCCAGAACCACCCTGTGAATGCGTCGGTGCCGATCCTGCAGCGGATCGTTCACGTCGGCATGACTACCGAAGGCCAAACGTCGCGAACCAAGGAACTGGTCGAAGAGCTTGAGCGTATGCCAGTTGATCGTCTGAGCGGGTTTCTGATCGCCGCCACCACCAGAGAGTCGAAGGTGATGGAGATCGTCAAAGAGCGGACCCCGTATCACGAATCCGAGCTATTGAAAGAGCCCGAGATTCGCACCATCCGAATCGCCAAGAATCACGCCCAGCTCCACGCCCTGGTCGACGCGCTGGCCACAGTCATTCCCCTGAAAGCACATCACATCAGCGGCGCCCATGGCGAGATCCGGACCATGGCCAAAGAACGCCAGCTGGCAATCAGCGCAGATCACCCGCTTGTCGTTGAATTCTGGGAATTGTTCGAGTTCCTGGACAGTAGTGAAGGCGAGGGGGACGGGATGCTGAATCACTCCCGAAAGGACGGGCTGATAGCCGTCAACCTCAATGAATTTGCAGAAATGGCCGCAAACAAGCGGCAGAGGGTGCCGGATCTGACCGAACTGAAACGCCACCTGAAAACCAGCAAGTACCCCCGATTTATCGAGAACAACCGCGTCGTCAACTCGACCCGTGGCCGGGATGCATTCGACCACAAGAAATCCGTCCGCTGCTGGGTGTTCCAGCCATAACGAGGCAAGACATGCACATTCAAGTTATCACCGGCCCAGTAGCGCATGAAAAGACAGCACAACTGCAACAGACGCTCGAAGACCTGATGAGGAAGGGCATAGCGGCACGAATCATCCAGGCATCCGCGTACAGCGACCAAGGCTTGCTCGTGATCATGGACGTGGTCGCCAGCGGCGGACAGCGGACCCTGCTGGTCGATGACTGCACCAGAGCCCAGATCGAGGCGGTTTTGATGTGGCAATCGGAGACGGATGAAGACAGTAGCTTTGAGGATTTAGTGATTCACCTAGTGCGACAGGCGTAAGCCCACCCACCAGCAACTGACACCGGCCAAAGCCGGAATTGAGAGGCGTCGAGGAGTACCAGCTCCCCGACACCGACCACCACTGAGGGCAACACCATGCAAGCACAGCACCACAACGGCAGCGGGACGAATGCTAACACGACAGCGCGGCACCTGCTGGCCACCGCCATGATCGGCGCCGCATTGATCGGCTACCAGATCCACAAAACCCCGGACGCCCGGACCCGACTCGAAAGCCTGGCCACGATGGCGCAGCAACTGGGCGAACTCAACGACACCGACGCTGCCTTGGTAGCCCGGACCCTGGCCACCGTTCAAACCATTTGAGGGAAGTCGATATGCAACAGATAGATACTATCCAGAAGCACGAATTCAAACCCACAACTGCCAACATCAAACGGCGGGCAAAGCGGCTTAAAAAAGAGTCGGATGGGCAAATTACCCACACCCAGGCGCTTGAGGTAGTCGCCCGTGAAAGCGGCTTCGAAAACTGGAAGCACGCGCTGCGCATCCTTGGCGAGGTGTCGAAATGACTGCTCCGACTAACCCTATTGCACGCCAAGCACTCGAACGAGCCCGCCAGCAAGGCGTCGGCCAGCCCACCACAACCAAGTTGTACTGGACCAATCACGAGGTTGCTCTGCTTACTGAGCTATATGCGGACCACCCCAGCGCCGTGATTGCCGATCGCCTCGGCAGACCGCTCCATAGCGTGTACTCAAAGGCCAAGGCCTTGGGACTGTCGAAGAGCGAAGCGTTTCTTACCGGTCCATTCTCCGGTCGGTTGGATGGGGTCCGTGGTGCGTCGACTCGCTTTCAGAAGGGCGGCACTCCGTGGAGTAAAGGTAAGTCTTGCCCCACCCGAGGAAGAGCTGCCGAAACACAATTTGCAGCTGGAAATCTCCCACACAACCATGTACCGGTCGGAACCGAGGTCATGGCCACAATGGGATATCTCAAAATAAAGGTGGCCGAGCCTAATAAGTGGGAGTGGACGCACAGGCGCACTTGGGAGGCAGCACACGGGCCGGTGCCCAAAGGGATGGCCCTAGTGTTTAAAGATGGGGACCGCACGAACTGCAACCTGCATAACCTGGAAGTCGTGGATCGTACTGAGCTGATGCGCCGCAATTCCATCCAGCGATACCCGCAGGAGGTAAAGGACACCATCCGACTGCTTGGGAAAATCAAACGCACGATCGAGGCTCGCCATGAATAACAAAATGACGGATCTGCGGAACCACCTTTTCGCTACGCTTGAGGCCCTGCAGGACAAAGACGCGCCGATGGATCTGGACCGTGCGAGAGCAATTGCGGAGGTGGGCCAGGTGCTTGTGGACTCGGCCAAGGTTGAGGTGATGTTCCTGAAAGTGATGGACGGTGATGGCAAGAGCACTGGCTTTATTGAGTCGGAGAAATCTCTGCCAGCGATCCAAGGAAGAAGCCAATGACCTCGGCCTACGGAACTCCATGCGCTGTCCCGTTCGTTTCCGGCTGCCCAACCACGGAAATTTACCGCATCCCCTGTGAGCCAGAACCCAGCCTTGAAAACGTCGGTTTGAAATGCACCAGGTGCGGGTTTACGGCGAGCGCCACCTGCGAGCGAAAAGACTGGTGCGCCACCATGTCTCGGCTTAGATCAGAGTGCGGTTGCCCTGATTGCGGTTCGTCAATCGTTCAGATAGAGGAGCACGATTGATGGCCGAGAATGGAAAACGCTTCCCCTGGAACATGGACATGACGCCCAAGTGCGACCAATGTGGCAAAAACCGGGCACACGGCAATCACATCAAATGCAGCAGGATTCGGCAGGCGTTAGCCGCTAAAGGCCGGGAACAGGCAGGGGTAGGAGGCAACCAACGTGAGTAAGCTGGATCGTTTCATGCGTGAAAAGGACGTGCTTGAAGCGACGTCCCTTTCCAGAACCACACTCTGGCGGGTGATGAAGATCGGGCGCTTCCCGAAGCCCATACGCATCTCACCTGGGCGCGTGGGCTGGCGTGAATCCTCGATCGCCAGCTGGCAGCAGGACCCACAAAAATGGCAATCCCCTGAGACAACCGAAGCCGCGTAAGCGGCTTCACTCATTTCAGCTCGGCATAGACCACATGTTTGTGCAGCCACACCGACCAGCGCAGCAGCGCTTGTTGCTTTTCCTTGAAGTAGTCGTGCCGGTCGTAGTGCTTCGACGACACGTCGTTGAATGCGTGTCCCTGGATGCGGTCCCGCACTTCCTTACCCAGCCCAGCCACCCCCATCAGGGTTTTGCAGGTCCGGCGTATATCCCGCAATGTAAACGGACCATTGAATTTGTCTGCGTGTCGGCCGTACAGCTTGGTGACGGCTCGAGACAAAGATTGCGTATGCAGCGACTTCCCTTCCACCTTGCCTTCGAAAGGATAGGCGCTGGTTTCGCTGATCTCGCTCATGACCTTCAAGCTTCGCCGCATCAGCGTGTTATAGGGCACTGCGTGCAACGACCGCTCTTTTCCCTTTTTATTGCGAATGAGCAGATGGTCCTTGAAGTAGTGCCGGCGCTCGGTGGCCAAGACCTGTTCAGGCCGCTGGCCACCGGAAGCAATCAGGAATTTGAGCAATTCAGATGTGACTAACGTCAGATGCTCCGGCAGCATCTGCCAAAGCATGGCCAGCTCGTCCGGAGACAATGCCCGATCCCCAGGACGCTCCCAGTCAGCCTGGACCGGAACGCTGGCCACCGGATTGCTGACCAGCCCGAACTTGAGCGCCGCTTTCTGATAACTGCGCGGATTGAACTCCTGTTCAAGCCCGACCTGGAACGCGGCATGCAGTTGCGATCGGACCCTGTTGCAGTAGGTCGTGACACCGGCGTTGATCATCTTGGCCAGTATGTCGCGGATGTCTCCAGGGCCAATCAACGCTGCAGGCCGCGAGACCAGGTTAGGAAATGGCTCAGACACATAATGATTCAACGACCATTTCACCGCATCAGCCGTTGCAGCCTCTTCAACTTCAAGTTTGCTGGTGTACGCATCGATCAAGTTTTGAAACGTTCCAGCCGCTACAGCGACTTCCTTTTCAACCCGGCACAGATCTCGCGCTTGAACCAGGCTCATCGATGGCCAGGCGCCGAGTTTGGTTTTGATCTTCCTACCATCCAGCCGACGCTGGAAATAGAACTCCTTGGTGCCTGTCGGTCGCACTCTCAAAAGTAGAACGCCCTCGCCTCTCGCGCTGCGTCCATCCGACACCGTGTATTCCCGTTCCTCGGGCTTCATTGCCCTGATCTGTTTGTCCGTAAGCATTTGGGGGCCGTATCTGGGGGCCGTTCGGCCGAATCATGGGGGTGAACGGTGGTACAGCATGGAACTGACCACCTGGCGCAAAGTCCTGATCTAGATGGCTTAAGCGCACGCAAGCATACCTTACGTGACTACCTGATACTCCACCCACCATAGCTTCCCAAGCTGATAACGAGGGTTCGATTCCCTTCACCCGCTCCAATTTTCAAACGTCTCCAGCGCAGTCCCCGGACATCCAATAGCGGTTGGTGACGACTCCCCCCCTTAGCAGTATTCCCTCCGATTCTCCCCGCGTCCTCCAAGCTGCACGCCTCTTCTGAAAAACTTGTAACCTTTTTATATGAGCGTCGGGCCGTTTGTATCACCCGATTTTCAGTGAGCTGCTGCGGTAATCTTTAAGCACTTTTTGACTGGACATCCCGCTAGGTCAGGTTCAACCCGCCATCTGACAGGAGTATCTCGCCGGTCAGGTAGTCCGAATCAATTAACATTGCTACCGCCTTGGCGATGTCGTCCGGGCTGGCGCTCCTGCGCATCGGAGCGCGAGTTCGCCACAACGCTTGGGCATCGGTCCACTCTGCGGTCAGAGGCGTATCGACCAAGCCAGGCGCTACAGCATTGACGCGGATATCGGGCCCAAGCGACACCGCGAGTAAACGGGTCATGTGATTAAGCGCAGCTTTGCTTACCGCGTAGGGTATCGATGCGCCTTTAGGACGGACACCGGCATGCGAACTGATGTTTACGACGCTACCCGCGCGGCGGTAACGGGCGGCTTCACGCAATGCCGGCTCGGCCAGTGCGATCAGATGGAATGGCGCCACGACATTAACCTCGTTAAGTTCGCGCCACACCGCCGAAGTGGCAGAGGTAAGGTCGTCATGCGCAATGACTTTACTGATACCGGCGTTATTAACCAGTACGTCGAGTTGCCCCCACTCGGCGATAGCCTCATTGATAAGCCTGACCCTGTCAGCCTCTAAAGCAAGATCAGCCTGCACGTAAACAGCCTGCTTCATTTCGGCAGCCATAGCGCGCCCCGTATCCGCAGAACTTCGCGAATGGAGCACCACCGCATAGCCTGCCCGACTTAGCGCACGGGCAATGGCCGCACCGATACCGGAAGTGGATCCTGTAACCAACGCGACGCGTAGCACGTTATCAATTGTCGAATTGGGCTCCATAGGGATATCTCGATAGTGGTTGCCAGAGAGCCATCACCGTAGCACCAAGCGGGCCGGATCGGCGCCGGGCGATCATAAGAAATACGCTTTAGTCCCATGCCTTTTCTGTCCGCAGCCTCCCGGTTAACGCAACAAGCCCCCCACCAACCGCGCCCAAAACGACCCGCGCATAGCTTCCCCCTGAACCTGCACCAACTCCGGCAAATCCCGCACTTTGAGCCACAGCTCCCCTCGCCATCGCAGGGCGCTCATCACACCGCCCTGCCAACGCATTTCAACCGATGCCGGCCCCATCTTTGTGCGCTCGGCATCCAGAGCGGGCAGGACGTCCTGTGCCAGCCAGCGGCGCAGGGCGCGGTTTTCCGGGATGTAGTGATGGATCAGCAAGGCGTAGACGCCGGACTCGCTGATCATCAGGCATTTTTCCCAGTGCCCGCTGGTCAGCAGCCAAGCCATGCGGCGTTGATCGGCATCGAGCTTGAGGGTGCTGCGCTCACACAGGCGTATGCCCATCAGACGGGCGATATCGATCAGGGGGAACCAGGCCTGGGCGTCCAGGGTGATGGCGCGCAGCATGCGGTGATGGCGGATAAAGAGTGTGGGCTCGAAGGTGTCGGTGCAGGGTTGGTAGGGTATCTGAGGGTCCATAAGGGCGAGGCTCCTGAGTCGGGCCACCCGTTACGTGATTGTTTGTATAAGGGTGGCAACTGTGTGGCGGTTAGCGAACCGGCCTTAGAGCAAGCAATCACCGGCAGACCCGAAGGTCTCCGACACACAGTCACCATAAAACATGCTTCAGGCGTGATCGGCCCAATGCAGACAGTGGATGCTTGCTCAAGATTCGGATCGCTAAATCCGGTCGCTGATTTTGCAGCGACGGCGCACCATAAATCGCC